ATTTATACAATATTCAATTAGGAAAGTATGTGTAGGAAATCTAGGTTTCCACACGATTATATAATTTTTAATTTATAATAAAATAAAATATACTATAATAATATATAAATGGTTAAAAAAATATTGAAAGGTGGAGATGGGTATAGTTTAAATGCGAGTCAACCAATAGGAGGAATGTTAGGATTTACTCGTTATTCCAATAATTATCAACCAGTATTTGAAGGAGAATTGTTACAAAATGGCGGAAGTGATAATTGTGGTTGTGATTCTCAAGATCCTACTATATTTGATTTAATAAAAATAAATGGAGGAGGTGTTAATATATCTCAATTTGAAGCAATAAGAGAATTATCATATCGATTAACACCAGTATCAATAGATAAATTATTAGATTTGAATGTAAATATGTTTCTGACATTATTATATAATAAAAAACCAAAAAAAACAGAACAACTTGGAGGTTATGTATCACAGTTAAAAGATATAATTGCACCTCTTGGTAAAAATAATTTACTTGTTTTATCATCTTTATTATTACTTCATTATTTCGCGGTGGAAAAACAAATAAACAATAAAACAAATGTATTAAAAGGAGGTGTTTCGGTCACATCATTTTTAACAGAAAGTTTAGATCTAACATTATTAGAATTGTTAAAACAAGCATTTAAAATAAATAATGATAAAAAATTACAGTTAGGCGGTAATCCATTAAAAGATTTAATTGCACCATTAGGAACAAATGCTTTTATTGCAACCGGATTATTAATAATACTTGAAAAATTATTTACAAGTAGAATGAATGAAGTTAAAAAAAATAAAAATAATTTAATAGGAGGTAAAATAAATAAAAATTATGAAAAACTTTTTAATTTAATTGCACCATTAACATTTAATGCATTTGCTAAAAAATCATTTTTAGATAATTTTTCAAAAAATAGTATTTTGAATAAATAAAAATAAACATACTATTATATATCTTAAATTTTTTGATTCTTCCAATTCATTATGATATACAGAATTTATATAAATACATAATAAAATATGAATAGGTATATGAATTATATATGAATAATTATAATTATGTATAAATATGTTTGTAATACATAACAATAAATGTGGCATTGCAATTGTATTAAAATTATTATTCCAGTATGAATGTAATAACAAGGATATAATAGTAAAATTTAAAAAATAATAAATAATAATATCACTAAAAAATACTAAAAAAAATGCAAATAAAGTACTTTGTTTAAAAATATATAAATAAAGAAATCCATATAAATATAAATATGTTGCAAAAGAATACATTTCATATTTATCCAATAACATATATTAGACTTATTATGATTTTTTTATATTATTTTATTTTATAATAAAAAAATTGATTTTTTAAATTGTTATAATTTTATAATATAAATTATGATGAAAGATTTTTATTATGGATAAAAGTATAATGTATGAAATTATTTATTTATGTAATAATGAATATAATGAATATAATGAACATGATTATTTTTCTTATGTAAAAATAGAAAATATTGAATTTGATACTCAATTAAAAAATTTAAGAGAAAAATATATAGATTTAGAACATCCAATATTAAATAAAAATTTTGTCGGATTTTCACATGATGAAAGAAAAAAACGTGAATTATTTATATATGAATTTAATTTATTTGTTAAAAAATGTAAATCTCACACACTTAAACCATTAATGACAGTAAAAAAAGAATTATGGAAATTAATATTACAATTGCCAGATCATTTAATAAATAAAAAAGATGAAGATTTTATTTATTATGTATGTCATATATTAAAAGATGTAAAAGATAAAAAAATATCTGAGATATTTACCACTTTAAAAAAAGAGTTTAGTGATACAATATCAAAACAAATATGTGATTTATTATATAATAATCCTTTTCCGGAAAAGTTTAAATCTAATTTATACTATATATTACTACCAATCGCATAATTAATGTAATATTTTATCTCTGCATATTGGACATGATGCATTCTTTTTTAACCATTTATCAATACATTTTTTATGAAAATAATGTTTGCATAATGGAAGTATTCTTTTATATTCATTTATATTATATTTTTCCATACATATAAAACAATTTTCTTCTGTAATAGAATCATCTTTTTTGATTTTATGTGATTTTCCAATTATTTCATTTATTGTCTTACAATTTTTAAAATAATTAATATTATCATCTTCATTGTTGTTATCATCAATTATTTCAAATCCAATATTAAAATAAATGTGATTTTCATCATTATTTTCAATATTATATATATCAATATTATTTTTAATGTCATCAAATATTGTAGTAATAGAATCAATCATATCTACATTACCTTCATATTGTTCAAAAAATAAAATAATCTCGTGATTTAATAAATCATTGTCTAAATTAATATCCATTAATATTATATAATATTTAAAAAAACTTTAATATTGTTTATAAATTAAATTAATTTTATAAATTAAATATTAAATATAATCACATATAAATGATTTATATTCATTATTTATAATTTTAATTATAAATGGTTTTCCACATCCATATATTTCATTATTATTTAATAAATTATCACATATTTCTTTTGAAGAATGTGGGTCTATTTGTTCTCCCGTTTTTTTTAAAACTGCATGACGAAAAATATTACAATTTAATTGTTCAATAAAAATATATTCATAACAATTTGGACATTCTATACAAAATGGTTTAAAATTTACATCTTGCGATGACATTATTTTTAATATTACATATTATTTTTATTTATGATAAGTAAAATAATTATATAAAAAATATTTTCTAAATATATTATGGATTGTTTTGATAATGATACTAAAGATTTTGATAAATTTATTAATATAAATATTTATATTAATGGAATATTTTTAATTGAGAATGAAGAAGAAAAAATAATGTCATTAAAAATAAATGTATCAAACTTTGAAAATTATAAAAAAGAAACATGTGAAAAATTTCGTTTATTTTTAGAAGAAAAAATAAAAAAATATGTTATAAAAAAAATAAAAGAAAATTGTGATAATGTTATAAAATTAAGTAGATTAAAAAAAATACCTATTAAAAATATATTATATTCGTATTTTATTAATAATAGAATGGATAATATAGAAATTATATGGAGTTCATCTTCGTTAAAAGAGTTTAAATATATACCTATAAAACATTATTTAGAAAATCATGAAGACATATTATTATTAAAAACTAAAAAATTTAAATTTAAAAAAATATTTTAAATATTATTTTTTAATATTTCAATATTTATATTTTTATAGGAATCTATATATTTTTGAATAATGTCTTTATCTTCTAATATAATATGATAATGTCTAAAATGTAGATAATAATCAATATTAAAATCCACCTGTTTTTGTAAACATTTATATACCGGCATGATGAATGCTTTTAATGGATCTATATCATCTGGATATTCAAATATAGATATATTTAATAAACTCAATATTTTATTGGAAATATAATGAAATAAATATTTAGTTGGATGATTATTTGTATAAAATAATAAATTTTTTTTATAATTATTTAATATATATAATGAAGATTTAATAATTTTTGTATCTAATGTACAAAAATTTTTATAGTTTTCTTCTCGTTCAATTAAATTATTTATATTTGTATTTAATTTATCTATAAAGTAATTATCATCATATATATTATCCATATATAAAATTTTTTGATATTCATTTAATATATTATCTTCATTATAATTATTTATAAATAAATTAATTATATTTTTGTCATGATAATCAAATGGTTCTCCAAGTTTCCAAGATGGATTATTTTTATCATAAATATAACATATAAATGGATGATAAAAATCAAAATATAAGGAAGGAAATAAAATTTTATAACAATTTGTATGGACATTATTTAATATAGATATTGTACTATATCTATAATTATTTCTATAATTTTCAGATATTGGTTGTATAATAATTAAATCAAGCTTAGGTAATACATCTAAATAAAGATTATTTAATTCATCTTCGTTCATTCTAAATATATCATTAATTTCTATGTATTGATAAATTTTTATAAAATCATTGTTTGATAACAAGAATTCTGATAATGATCGTGCTTGACAATTACCAATAATTGTAAAATATTTTTTCATATATATATAAATAATTAGTTTTTATTATTATAATAAAAACTAATTATTTATATATATATATATGAAAATAATAAATTATATTATTCCATTAGGAAGTCAATGTTTTACAGCATTTTTTTTTAAAAATAATAATTTAAAAAAGACATCATATCCGTTTGATTGGATTTTCACAAACCCGACAATTATTATGGATATTTTAAATGATAATTTTAATATTTTTTTAGATAAAAAATATTATGTAATAAAAGATGAAAATATAAATCAAAATAAACATTCATTATATTTACCAGATTTAATGATGTTTAATCATAGAAATCCTTATAAAGATGAAGACTATTCTTATTATACTAGATGTGTAAATCGTTTTAATAATACATTACATAAAAAAGAAAAGAAATTATTTATATTAACATCTTTACGTAATGAAATTAGTAATGAATTAGAAAATATTTGTTTATTAAATAATGTATTAAATAATTTAACCAACAATTATATTTTTATTTCTATTTTTCAAAAATGTACAGGAGTACAAAGTAAAGAAATTTATGAACATGAAAATATGATAATTATACAAATTACAACATTATCAGAAAGTGATGGTGTAATTTTTTTAAATGATTTAGATAATATTTATTATAAAGATATTATTTATTCATTATTTAAATTTGAATTATATGATATTTAATTAAATATTTATACAATATTTATACAATATTTATACAATATTTACTTCATCAGGTCTATAGAAACAATGAGTCATATATTCCATAATTTGTGTATATTTAATTTCTGATGGAATCTGTGAATTTTCTAATAGATTCTTAGATCTCATTACTTTTTCAATACCATCAAATAAATCTTTTAATTCTCCGATTAATTTGAAGGAACGTTTATCTGACTCAACAATAATATTAGGATTTCTTTCCTTTTCTTGTTTTACATAACCAGTAATTGCAGTTAATGCATCTGATCTACTAACAAGTGTTCCTTGTTCAAGTTTCATAAATTTAAGTAAAAATGGATGAACCGCAAGTTTCTTATGAATAGCGGATTTCTCCTTATCTTGAATTTTCTTTGTACCATTCGTTCTATTTCCTGAGTTTTTTTCAGAAATGGATAGTTTTCTTGATAAATTATCATAATAAGCAGTTTGAAGTGCTAAAAATGATTTTTGTGTCTTCTTAAAAACTGGTTCAATTTTTAATCTTTCTTCTTTTGAAAATGAAAAATTCTTAAAAAATGAATTAAACTCATGGAACTGATCACTAATATTATTTAATCTATCTAAAATTACTGTAAAACCTAATCCTTCTAGAATTATTTCATCTTGTCCGTTTAATGAATGTTCTTCAACATCAATTTTAACAACCTCTTCCGGTGTTAATTCAACAACACTTTGTGGTGCTGTTTCAATAACAGGTTGAGATGTTGTTTCTACAAAATTTTGTTCTACAGGTTGTTCTACAGATTGTTCTACAGATTGTTCTACATTTTGAGAAGAAGTATCAGTACTTTTTGTTTTTGGTTTCTTTTCTTTTTTAACAGTTGATTTCTTAGTTTGAGTTTGAGTAAGTTGTTGTTCGGATTGCATATATATACTAATTAATAATATCTTATCTTTAAATACTTTTTTTTATGATAAAAAATAAATCAATTTTTTTTTTATTATTTAAATTAAAATTTATTAAAAAATTATTAAAAATGATTTTTTAATAAATAATATTATTAAGATGTTTCATAATACAATTAAAAATAAATATTATTTTTAAAATATTATGGAGCTGTAGAATATATATTTATTACCTAAAATTAATAAAAAAATAATTTTATTTATAATTTTATATAAAAATAAAATTATAAAAATTATAAAAATTATATATTCTACAGCTCCTATATTTAAATTTTGATTAAAATTATGAAAATATATAAGTTGTTATATAATTAATACATCCGAAAATCATTAAAATTTACATCCCCCCGAATAATATATTATTTAATTTAATTATTGGTTTTTATTTTTAATATAAAATTGGGTGTAAGATAAATAAAAATATTATTTTTCATTGATATATTTATTGATATTCATTTATGAAATAACTTATATGTATTGTGATGTGTCTATTTGAAAGAATTTTAAATATATATATATATATAGATATATAGATATATAGATATATAGATACATATATATATACAATGATTATAGATATTGAATATAGTCAATATCCTTATAAATTAGAAGATCAAAGTTTTATAAATTTTAATAAAATAAAAGGATAAAAACCTTATACATCTTATAGTAAATCCATGTTAAAATTGTGTTAAATTTATATTTTCAAATATATTTAAAGACATTTTTAATATATTAAATTAAGATAAAAGTACACTTTATAAATTTTTTTTCTCCTCTAAGGACAATGCTAGAAACTTAATAATATTTTATTATTAATAAAATATTATTTTTTTATAAATTATATTGTTATAATACAATAAAATAATAATATAAGATAATATAGTAAATAAATATAAAAATATTTATTTAAAATATTAATATTAGTTATTTTTATCGTAAAAATATGATTAAAAATATGATTAAAAAATTTATTTTAAAAAAATCTTGTTAATTTATTATATTAAAGTTTCTAGCATTGCCTCTAAGGAAGTTAAAATATTTATTTAAAATATTTTCCCCCAAAAGGGTTTTTTAAATTTGTCTGTAAACATTCTTTAAGAGTGTTATAAAACAGATAGACTCGAAAGAGTTATTTATATCAGACTTGATTACAACTGGTTTTTAAAAAATTTACTACAATTTTAAACTTATTTTCATAAATGATTCAGATTTTACATGAAAAAATATGGATTAACATACTATGATAATACATATGAGATAGATAAGAAAATGGTTTTTAGTAATATTATTTTTAATGATTAATAAATTTATCGGTAAAAATAGTTTTTGATTTTTCAAAGTTTAGGTAATATAGTTAAATAGTTTCAAATTCTTCTAATTTCCAATCTTCACATGATCCATTCGGAAGTGTTCTTCTAATAATAAAAGGTATTTTTCTTTCAATTAATTCAAGTTCAACAATTTCATTAATAGATTTTAAATTCGTAATATCAACTCTTGGTTTTGCACCATATGCTAATTGTTGTAACCGAACACCAACTATTCGTGCACGTTCAAATTTTGTTAATAATGGTATTGTTTTTTTTGGATTTTTTTCAATATTTTCTAAAACATTTTTATATGTTAATATTTTAAATGTATTATCTTCATTTGTTTTTTCATCTTCTTCTACATTAAGATCTGTTATATCTTCATCTTCTGAAAAATCATTATCATTTGTATATTCATTTTCAATATCATCATTTTCTTCAAACATTATAATATAAATATATATAAATAATATATATTTAAATATTTTTTCATTTTTTATTAATTTTAAATTAAATATTTATTTTATGAATATTTCCATTCTGTATTACAATTTACACATATATAGGTTAATTTAATAGTAATTGGATCCTGAATAAAAACTGCTTCTTGTAATTCTGGTTTTTCAATAGATATACAATTTTTATTTGGACATTGTTTATGTATTGTTCTTGGAATTGTTGGATCATAAATAATAAATTTATTATTATCTACTGATATAGTATCTTTATTTTTATAATTTTTTTTATCAATAATAGAATCGTTATATTCTTCTTTAAAACCACAATCTAAACATTTATTCCATAATTGATTATCTTCTTCCATTGGAAAAAGTTTATTTTCACACTCTTTACAAAATTGCATATCTGTATTATATAATATTATTATATTTAAATATTTAAATTCATTTTTATTTATATTTTTAATAAATTTATTTTATAGTAATATATTATAATGTTAAAAAATAATAGAACAAATTTAAAAAAACAATTACAATCTTTAAGTACTTTAAGACTTAATAAATTATTTAATATAGCATCAAAGGGTTTAAATGAAGAAACAAAACAACGATATAGCAATACTGATAAAATAAATTATATTATAAAAACATATTCTGCTATTAATAAGAGAGATGATTTTGAGACAAATATTGTATTAGCAAAAACAGCTATAATAATTCCAGATGGTTATCAAGTAATAGGTGTACCTCCAGATAATTATTGTTTTTATCATTCTATTGTTGAATCTGTTAGAAAAAATGATAATATAGGCGAAGATTTAAAAAATGAATTTAAAAAATTTACAAATGGATACTCTTTTAAAGAAAATTTAATAACTAAATTAATCAATACCATTGAAAAACAAAATTTTGTGAAAGATAAAATTAGAAAAATTTGGCAAAATTTAATGTTAGACAACGGAAAAAATATTCGTAAAAATAATCATATCAATATAAATTATGATAAAATAATTCTTGATATTATTGAAAATCTAATGAAAAAATTATGGGGTGGAGGCCCAATAATAGATCTTGTTGCATTTTTATATAGATTAAATATAATAGTTTATAATAATGCAAATAATTCTATGATACATATTTTACCATTTGATACTTTTATAGCCACTGATCTTAATACCATTTATTTATATTATAGTAATAATAATCATTATGATGCACTTGTAAAAACACTTTAAATAATAAATTTAATAATTATTTTTAAAATAATTTTATTATTATTAATTATGATTTATTTAATTAAAATTATTATATTAATATTATTATCATGTTTCATTTTATATATAATAAATAATATATTCAAACAAAAAGAACACATGAATATTAAAAATACAAGATTAAATAAAGTATTAAAAGATAATGGTTATGAAATAGATTATGATAATTTTATTATTAAGAAATGTGATAAGGATATATGTATAGAAAAAAAATATTATTCATTAAATTTTAATAATTATGATTCGCATCTAACTGCTAAAAACAAACCAAAATCAAATAAAATTTTTAAAGAAAATAATATTCCTGTACCCGATCATTGGATTATAAATAATGAAAATAAAAATTATTTTTTAAATAATTTTCATCTTAAATTTCCATGTGTATTAAAACCTATTGATGGAATGCAAGGAAAAGATGTTTATACATTTATTAATAATAAAGATAAGTTTACAAAAATATTAAATGAACTTCTAAATAAATATGATGAAATTATGATGGAAAATCAAGTGTATGGAGACAATTATCGCATTTTTTTATTTAATAATCAAGTAATAGATATTATTAAAAGAGAACAACCATATATTATAGGAAATAATATTGATACTATTGAAAAATTAATAGAAAATAAAAATAAATTACAAAAAGAAAAAAAATTATTTCCAGTATTAAATATTGATAATGATTATATATTAGAACAAGGATATCAAATGAACTCTATATTAGAAAAAAATAAAAAAATATTTATCACAAATACAATTAATTTTCATAATGGTGCAAATCCAGTAAGAATAGATATTCATAAAATTCCAAAAGAAAATATAGATATATTTGTAAAAGCACATAAATTAATTAATTTAGAATGTTCTGGTATTGATTATATGTCAACTGATATTTATAAACCATATTATGAAAATGATGGTCATATTATTGAAATTAATGATATGGTTGATACAAAAATACATATTGATGCAGATCATCATGCGAAACCTGATTTTTTATTTAATAATATATTAAAAACTTTTCAATAAATAAGGTATGTGTCTGAAATCTAGGTTTCCTTACTTTAATATAAATTTTTCTGTATTATTTAATTCATTTAATAATTCCATATAATTAGGTATTAATTTCATTCCATATGTTGGTGATTCAATTACTATATCTTTTAATTCATCATTTTTTTTTAATACAAAATATCTATAATACTCTATATTTTTAATAAATAATTCATTTAATTTATCTTTAAAACAAATGAATTCTATTGGTGTATCATTTATCATATTTAAAACACTAATTTTAATATTTGCATACTCAATAATATTATTATATTTCATTAATTCTTTTTTATCAACATTTTCATATCCCGGTTCATTCACCAATGGATAATCATTTAAAACAAGAGCTTGAATCGCAATAAGTACATTATTAATTGTGTTAGTAGGTACCCATCCTGGACCACTCCATGTATTTAACATGGATAAACATACCTTTCCACATGTATATAAATTTGGATTAAACCTTACTTCATATTTACATTTTGAAGGATTTATTAAAGTTCCTTGTGTATAATATTTAGCTATTGGCGGAACCATTGGATAATTTAATGGATATTCGAATTTAAAGAAATAAAAACCTTTTTCATAAGGTGTATTATTTGGACCAACTAACAATGCATATACTATATTAATATTTGATTCATCATAATGATAATAAATACCATTTTCTTCCAAAATAGAAGATGAATCATTTAGTTCTTTTATTTCATTTATAATTCTTTTATTCCTTCTATTAGACATATACTTCTATTTATGAATAAAAAGAATGATTTTATATATAAAATAATATAAAAAAAAATTTGAAAAATATTTTTCATTATATTTTTTTATTATTTATTTATATTATAAAGTCATTAATAAAATGCAACAACCGACTTATGAAGAATTAAATAAATTATCTTCTCAAGTACGAGAAGAGAAAAAGCAAAAATATATTGAAAAAATTAATATTGCAAAAAATGATGCGATTAATCATATTACAGAAGGTTGTTTTGAAAAAATGACAAATGCTGCAAGCAATGGTTTTAACAAAGTCGATATTTATTCTTTTACTTGGATTGAAGATCCAAAAGAATTATTTGATAAATATGGAAATAAAACTATTTTTGAAGGTAATATTAGACTACTTGATTTAATTACAAAGAGCAATAAAGATTTTATTGATTCTCTTAATAATTTTTTTAATAAAGATGGTCAATCAAAATATTATTGTGGTGTATATAAAAAAAAAAATAATGAAGATATATATACATGGAATGTTTTTGTATCTTGGGCACCGCCAAATGAATATGTTAAAAAAGAACATGAAGATGAAAATTCTTATGAAAAAAAATCAGATTATGAACATAGTGGTCGAATTGGACGCGGTGGACGCGGTGGTCGAA